TTGACGTTGTATCCATCGCTAGGATCGTAGACAATCGTATCCACTTCACGGGATACGAACATTGAGTCCACTCTCGCAACGCCCTTGGTGAACGATGTACCTACATTCTTTCCGGGTTCTTGCTTGGGTATATTCAGATTCCTGTCATCAGGCTCGGGAATAGACATTATCTCCTACCATCGGGCTTTATCTCGAATCTGAAATCGCCTATCTGCCAACCAGTAGATGCATCATCAGATGAAAACTTCACAGCCATCTGCCTAGCTCTGAGGCGTATATTCTTATACAAAGTAGAACTTCTCACATCGTCGTACGAAGACAACGATGAAGGAGAGTTTGGAAACTCCTTGGTTCTAATATCAACATTGATAGCTGAACCCTGATAGAACCTTATATCGGGTATAAATCTGGACAGGAATGTTACGTATTCACCATCATCAAGATCTACGTACCCAGACTCTATATAGGCATCCATCGGATCATTGACATCATTGTATCCAGATTCATGGATGTAGGTTCTGCTAACACTGGCATCAACATCTGAAACAAATGCAGCCTCTGGTTTTTGACGTATCCCAGAATCGCTCCATGCTGTACGAGACATTGACCCTACAGCCCAAGTGCCCTCTGTATAGTTATAAATAACATATCTGTCTATATCGTCTGATAATGAAGAGGGATAGAAAAATGTTACCTCTGTGAACTCGGAGTTACGTGCAGCAAATATCTTTTCCCTCTGGCTGTAATTCAAATCAGAATATACATATTGCAGAACTGTACATGGAAGTACTTCTACTCTTCCATTGTATGAATAGAAGTTCCTGTCAGACATCCAGTAGACCACATCACCTGCGATCACGTAAGCATTCTGAGCAAGAATTGAAACGCCACGAGCAATAATGCTCCAACTAAATACGTACTCATCATAGGTTGGGGTAGCAGAGTAGATAGCCTCATCAGTCCATATGAGAAGCTCTCTCTTCGCCCTGCATGCGCCAATTATCTTTGAACCGATCTGTAATGGTTGACCGCCAGCAACGCTGAGTTCAGAGTTATTAGCCCATGATCCAAGCAGACCACGCCCAGTCCACCGGACAAGCATAGGATCAAACACTCCTAGAACCGTCGAAACACCAAATGCAATTACAAAATTCTGATTTGGATATGCTTTAAGAATTCCAACTGCATCAGGAACCTGACCATGTGCATTATCAATAGCAATTCCTAGCGACGACATAGGAACTGCTTCCCCTATAATGATCCCGTCATTATCAGCACCTGTACTAGCAGTTAACTTCATGGGAATTGAGCCAGTTGTTGAACTACTACTGTCCCATAGGCAAGGCACTCCATTCTTCTGAGCCAGAACAAGATTAGAACCAGAATTATCCAAAGACCATAAGGCAAGTTCAGTAACAGAGGTTGCACTCTCTCCCCATCCAAACCAAGTACTTGTGATGTCGTATACAGTCGCATTCAAACTGTGTGATACAGCAGTTCCAACTACACCACGCGCTCCACCAGAAACTTGTGAACCATTATTTGCTGCGTAGGAAATCGTCTCGTTGTCAACCAGTATGGATCCAGAAGATCCAAACGCACTAGACCCAAACGGAATGGCGGTCACAATATCATTTATTCCAGCACTCAGTTTGGAATTAACATACGTCTCTGGCCTTCCAGTCCACCCGCCAGACCCCCAACCAGATGCACCGGCATATGACACCTGGGCTGCGTGTATGTCGTATAGTATGTAGGTATTTCCACCAGCGAATGTTGCAGTACCAGCTCCCTTCGCAGTCGTCTTGACTAAGGCTACAGTTGTTCCTGAGCTATGCTCAGCCATAGTACTGCCGAATTGGCCACGAGAAGATCCGCTGAATGCATCTGAAGATTTTGAACCCAACTGTATATATTCATCGTCAATCTTCACAATGTCATACTGAACGAATCCAGTAGCATCAGTCAGATCTACATCATCAGTATCATTAGCAAGTAGAGTGTCTGACAATGTATTTGATGCCCCAGTAGACCCAGTAGCACCAACAAGTATCTCATAGTGATCAGCGCCAAGGATATTGGTTATCTCGAAACCCTGCGTTGATGTCGATTCATTGTACCCAGTAAGAAAATCTGTTCTGATGATTCCGGCAGCTGGGTCAGTGGCCATATGTAGAAACGTAATATAGTCGCCCTCGTACGCGCCGTGAGATTCATCGTATATGAGAACAGTGTCACTTCCGTCCGCTATCCCTATTGGGTTGGCAGATAACTTTACTTCGTAAACAGCTGCTTCATCATCATGCGTAGCGGCAGTCGTTCCGAATACACTACGAGTTACAGTAAGAGTTGTTGTACCATGACCCCCGGTTACAAGCATATACTCATTATCAACTCGTATTACAGAGCTAGCAGATATATCATCAGTAGATACTTCAATACCTGGTTCCGTAGTATCCAGATCCTCGCCCAGCTCTATCTGTGTCGTATAGCGAGTAGGGGTAATGTCGTAGTATGTTCCACCAATCTCAACATACGCCTTTACATTTGTTCCAATAGCCATGTAGTCATCTAAAGTTCTAGATGACCAATTGTGCATAGATCTTGAAACACCAAGATATGTATTGGAAGACAGCTCCGACCAACCACCTATTTTCTCTGGCCTGCCCTTCTTGAACCTCACCTTATCTGAATCATACCAGTAGCCATCAGCAGCAAACTGAGTTGACTCCTTATTTACACCCGGTGCGAATTCAATTTTCTTAAGCATCAAGAAGATTCCAAGTCAGATATTCTGGCTTCGAGTGCAGTCACCTGTGCAGTCAATTCTTGCACTGCCTTTACAAGAGGGGTTACAAAAGCAGCAGAGCCAACTCGTCCAACTCCTTTATACGTCTCGCTCCACCCCATGAACCCATCGTCAGAATAGGTATCAACTACAGCTTTGACCTCTTGCGCTATAAAGCCATAATTGCGTCCATTCTTCTTTGCGGAAACAAGTTCACCCTCGTCAAGGTTTCCATCAGGGTCTTCCCTGCCTGGAAATTCTCTAACAACTATCTCATCCAAAATTCCCTGATCTTCAGTTCCATCAATGTCATCAACCTGCTTGCAATAAAATTCTACGGGATTGAGATCATTTATAAAATCTAGACCAAACCCTATTGGATTTACATCTTTCTTAAAACGAGAGTCAGACGCCTGTGTCCATGTTCCGCTGGAAGTAAAATCAGCAGAAATAACATTCCCAGAACTTCCAATCGTAACTTCGCTATCCCCGGTACCTTCAATGCTATTGCCAATAACTATCTGCGTATCGCCATCTGTCGCACTAGTATCGACACTAATTCCAATCAGTACATTGTTATCGCCAGTAAGAAGTGTATTACCAGCGTAACTTCCAACCATTGTATTATTCGCTGCCTCAGTAATTACATTTCCACTATTAAAACCAATGCAAACATTTGTACCGCCTGTCGTAGTAGAAGCGGCAGCGCCACCGCAAGCTCCTGTCCCAATGCCTATATTCCCAGATATAGTAGTCGTCTTGCCAACTGCTGCCGCCCCTATACCAATGCTTGAATGCGCAGTTGTTACATTCTCAAGAGGTGCAAGGTTGCCGCTGTGGGAAACAGCGCTACCAATTGCAACATTGCTATGTCCAGCATTCTCCATAGAGAATGCTGCCTTGTAACCTATTGCTGTATTTCCATAAGAAGTAGCACCAGCCTTCAACGCCTGTGAGCCTATAGCTGTATTGCTATGACCTGTCGTTAATGCAGTGAGAGCCTCGCTACCTACAGCAGTATTATCATCTCCACCAGATGCGAGGTTTACTAATGTACCATCACCAATGGCTACATTATCACTAGCAATTGCGTAGTTTCGGATATGCGCTTGGACCATGTTGCGAGTAGAATCAAGAGTCATTAGATCGTTAGTGCCATCAGAGAACTTCAATGCAGATGTTTCGCTATCGGAAACCGTCACCACCGCAGCTGCATTCGCTGCTGTATTGATATTATCTACCTGGAATGTCTCCAACAAATTGTTGATGATATTATCAGTAGCGGTACCACCAGAGTCTAGCTCTGTGTACACAACAGCCGATGCACCATTCTGTATCGCCACTTTTTCGGCAGCTGTATTACCGCCAACATCCAGTGTAATAATGGCACCACCCGTAAGGCTGTTCCTAACAAAGAACACCCTCTTCGGATAGTTACTCACAGCCTCTGCCAATACCGTTACGGCAAGATTTGCATTAGTCCCACCACCGCTGTTTATGAAATCTACGAATGCTGCCCTGCCGGAAGACCCGCTATCACTTGTCGTTGCCACTGTATACGCATCTGTCGCGTCAGCAAGAGTCCAATTCAACGTAGTAGTATCAGCAGCTACTGGAACAGAAGCGTATGCAGATATCGCCTCTTCTGCCCTCTTCCAATTCTGATTCGTCGTAGATCCCCATGAGCCAGCTTGCTCTCCTGTAGCTACTAGTTCAATAGCGATGTTGTCACTGTACGTCGAAGCCATTATGTGATCCTAATCATTGCATCGGTTGAATCGGCTGTAGGAAACTCAATCGTAAACGTGCCTGCACTGACAATTCTGTCGCTTCCAAAGTCAAGAACGCATACGGAATTATTTCCCACAAGAGATGAGTTGTATATAAGAGCGCCCCTGGCCGTAATTGTTGATGTAGTCCACGCAACATCATTGAAATCTACGTATGCTGTAAGACCACTAGTGCTCACCCCGCTGGAGGTAAGGGCAGATCCGGCAGCCACATAGCCAGTTCCAGTAACTTCTCCACTGGACGTATACGCAGTGGTGAGTTGACTTAACGAAGCAGAGCTACCATACAGGGCGATATAGAACGTATCGCCAGCAGAATCTAGATTATGAACACCTTCAAGTATTTCCTTCTTGAAGGATGTTGTCATACCGGAGATAATAGCCATTACGCAGCAACACCAGATGATGAGGCAACAGGACTTCTGTACAAATCTGTTCTGTACTGACCGCTTGTTCCGTTGATAAGAATTTGCAGAGACTCCTTGAATCTTTGATCATACAGAGCAAGAAGCTCTGCATCCCCCTTCATGAATATATAAGACTCCAGTAGACAACCATACAGCAACGCTGATTCCCCATGAGTACTTAGCCATGTTCCAGATGTATCAGTCACAAGAGATGTTGGATTGAAGAAGTAAAGTATTTCGTAGTCATAGGCCGCATCGACCCTTGGACTAAAGGAAAACGTAGCCAACCCGTCATTTCCAACATCATTGTAGAAGCTGTAATACTTTGGAGTTCCATCCGTTGTATCATCAGTCACTGGAGCATACTCCTGAAGAAAGTTGTAGTCCTTCAATAGGAGAAACTGCCATGCATTAGTAGTCACATCGGCACCTTCCCTTATCTTGAAATACAGAGGGGCTATGGGAGATGTGACATTACCCTCCGCTACACCTGGACCTGTGCCAGATATAACAACAGACGCATCTTGGTCTGCGAGATCTCCGGTAGCAACCTTTGTATTGTAGTTCTGTATACGAACAGCGTAGTTTATACGCTCTTCGACTTGACGAATGATATTGTCTAGCTGGGATGCGAATGTCGTTTCGTCGTTTTGAACGAAATCTTGAATAGCTGTTTTCAGCGTTGCTAGTGTGAATGCCATTACAGGCTCCAGTCGATGTACTTAACTGATAATCGCATATGCCTCTCCAAGATAAGTCACGCCTTCCACACCTCTCACCGGGTCGAATCCAGTCAGGCTTCTGCTTGCCGCAATACCTACAGGTGGCCTTGGGTTCCTGAGAGCCTGCGGATCATCCATGCGAATGGTGCCTAGGTGATTCTGTGGTTGATCTGGATTCCAACATTCTGGACAAGCCAGGATGTTTACCTTCGAGTAATTCTCAACCTCTGACTTCAGCTCACCAAGTGGATACCTGAAACCGCACACATCGCAGAATCCGAATGCATGCTGTCCAGAAGCATATCTAGGCATGACTATCTATAACCACCAGGAACAAATCTCAAAGGAGCCTTCTCCCTATCCTCTGCGGCTGCCAGACCAAACTGCTCTTCGTAATCTTGCTTTAGAATCGGAACTCTGCCTGACGCTTCTGGGCGCTTTAACGCAAGCTTGTACGCAAGGCCGGATATCAGTGCAGGCCAAAACCTATCTGGAACGTCTGCTGTATACGTGCCTCCTGGGCCAGCATCTGCCATGCGCCTAACCCTGTTGTATACAAGAGTGTAGGTTCCAGATTTATCAGGAACCTGCCAAAGTGTTGCAGTTACTGAGTCCACCTTCCTATCTATGTAGACTTGAGTAGGTCTTCCAGTCGATAGTTTCGTAGGTATTCCATAGTAGGTGTCCCGGGATATACGAGACAATTCGATGTCTGATTGGGCTGTAGCGTCTCCATCGTTCTCTCGGAGAACCATTTCCAAGACAGCAACTGTGTTAGATGCAAGTGTAACGGTGGCAACGTCAGCAGTGAGTGTAGATGTTTTCTGCTCATCTACAGTCCACAGGTTTATACCCCTGTTCTGCCATTCAAGGAATAAGAGATCAAGGCTCCTTCTAGCGGTCCTCAAGTCATACCCATTGGCAAGCTCAAGACCGGCTCTCTCGTAAGCCTCTTCGGCTATCTCTCCAATGTCTGGACTAAATGTATAGGTACCGCTTACAGCCATTCATTCTTTCCGCTTATCAATATCATCCTGGGATTTTCCGACTCGACCCCAGTTTTGCTCTAGTCCATGAATCATCCGAACAATGGTCTCTGTACGAGCGATGGAATCATCCAACGCTCTTATCCGGTCTATGAGCTTGACCAGTATGGATAACTGTTCTGTTTGGGATGATTGAAATTCAGCACGGGTTTCTCTTAACTCCAGACTGAGTTGATTCATCAAGAATCTCAGAACAAACCAGAACGCTCCCGCTACAGCAATTGCTGCAACTATCGGGAATCCGAGTTCCGAAATGAGTTCTGCATACATTCACGCTATCTATCTCCACCATTCCTGATGGCTTCTAGGATTTCCACAGAAGCTGCCCTCTGCTCAAGCCTAAGCTCTTTAATATCCACTTTAACTTCATCAAGAATCCTGGCGTTATTCGCAACATTCGTTTCAACACGCTCAGTTTTAACCTCCAAGG